ACCAATAACTGAAGAGACCACGGCTGCACCAGAATCTTCCGCTGAAGAAATCGACACCGACGCGATGGAAATGGAGTGCCGTTGCCCGAAGTGTGGATTTGAATTTGATCCGAAAGGAAGCTCATGAAGCCGGATTGCGCATGGATGCTTGCAGACTTGAAAGACGTTCCGCAGAACGGCATCAAAGTCATGTCCACCTTTGCCTGCGGCGGCGGGTCTTCGATGGGTTACAAGCGGGCGGGATGCGAGATCATTGCGGGTAATGACATCGATCCCGAGATGGCGTGGCACTACAAGCGAAATCTCAACCCGCCGAATTACTTTCTTTGCCCGATCCGTGATTTGCTTACGAAGGATTTGCCGCCCGAGCTTTTCGCCTTGGACATCCTTGACGGATCGCCGCCGTGCTCGACGTTCAGCATGGCTGGAAGCCGTGAAGAAGGCTGGGGCAAAGATAAACACTTTCGAGAAGGTCAGGCAAAGCAGGTGCTTTCTGATTTGTTCTTCGACTACCTCGACCTCGTGCAGCGATTGAAACCGCGCGTGGCGATTGCCGAGAACGTCAAGGGTATGATCCTCGGCAACGCCAAGGGCTACACGAAGATGGTCATGGCGCGCTTCAAAGAGATCGGCTACCGACCGCAGCTTTTCCTTTTGAACGGTGCCGATTGCGGAGTTCCGCAGCGTCGCGAGCGCGTGTTTTTCGTGGCGATCCGTGACGACATGAAAGTGTTTCCGCTCAAGCTGGCACCGAAACATAAATGGATTTCAGTGCGCGAAGCGACAGCGGATGTGCAAAAATTAACTGATGAAGAAATACGAGAAACTGCGCCTGCGTTAAATGATTTGAAATGGTGGTCGAAGACACAACCCGGCAGTGATTATGGAGTTGCAGCCATGAAAGAGACAGGGAAGCCGACTGGATTTTCTACTAAAAAACTTAACGGAGATACGCCATCTAATACTCTGACTGCGACTGATATGTTTAAGCATTGGAGCCAATGTCGAAAACTCACCTTCCGTGAATGGAAACGCCTCGGCAGCTTCCCTGACGACTACGAAGCCAAGACCGACAAGATCGGAAAATACATGATCGGCATGAGCGTGCCGCCGAAGATGACCGAGGTTGTCGCACGCGCCGTGATCGACCAGTGGCTTCAACCGAAATGACCGACGCCGAGCAGTCACCTTCCGAAATCCTCGCCCGCCGCAACGTCCAAAACATCGCGGTCAAGCTCAAGGCCGGCAAGACGCTGACGACCTCGGAGCGGAAGGCTCTGAACGAGTTTCAAGCGGAGCAAATCGGCGGCTGGGTTAAAGACCTAAGCGCGCTCGCTAAGGAACTCGGACTGACGCGCCAAGCCATTTACGACGCGCGCGCTCGCTTTCCAGATGCGCCGAAGAAGCACGAGGACGGCAAGCGCGAGAACTTAGTCGCGTGGCAACAATTCTGCGGTGACAACCTAATCGGAAAGGACACGGCGACGAAGAACCTCGCGGAGCTAAAGGCGCAACTCATGCAGCGCGAGATCACGCTGCGCGACATGAAGATTGCGCGCGAAGCGGGCGAGACGATTGCGAAGGAGATTGTGGACGATATGTTCGCGACGCTCGCGCAGAAACTCGATCTGCTCTTGCGCCTAAAACTAGAAGTTGAGCTAGGCCAGCGCGTAATCGGCAAGAACGCAGCCGAGGCGAACGTCGAGGGCGCACTCATCCTAGATGAAATCCGCGAGGTCATAAATTCTAACATCGCACTTTATCAGAACGACATGGTCGCGCGGTCGGCAAACTCGGAGGATGGACAATGAGCTGGTCAGTTTTTGTAACCCTAACATCAGATGAAGTTGCTCACGGAACAACCAAAGGAACCGAGAGACAAGAAAGTGCAGAACGCAAAAAAAGCGTGGCGTCTTTTCCAGAAGAATTTCCTAATCAACTTTTGCTAAACCATCAGCACGCGGCTTGCGCTGAATTGGCGGTTGCTAAATTTCTTGGAATAAAAACGGAACTTGGAGTCGATGTTTATTCGGTTCCCGACATAGACGGAACACGAATTGATGTTCGTTGGAGCAGAAGTCGAAACCATTGTAAAGTAAGGCATAGAGACATTGAAAGAGATCGAGTAATTGTTGGAAGCATCGGCCCAATGAATTGCATAGAAATTCTTGGGTGGATTCTTGCGAGTGATGCACCTAGTCGTTGTCGAAGAAGCAACCCGAACGATGGAAAGCCGCCATGTTTATTTATCGAAGAACTTGCATGGGAAAACCCGTATGATTTAACCGAGGAGATTTATCTACTCAAAAAATGACCGACACTCCAAAGTTTCGCCTCGGCGACATGGTCTGGCACCGCACTTGCGGCGACGACGCTGGCGTAATCATTGCCATGATTTACCGACCCAACTGTTTGCTCTATCAAGTCGCGTGGGCTGGGCGTTGCGTTGATGATCATTTCGAGATCGAGCTGACATCTGACCGACCTTTCTTTTCATCGAGTGGCGGCGCAACCAAAGACGAAGCATGACCGAAACCCAACGCCGCCTTGCCTCCTTCAAGCTGCCAAAGCGTGACCGCTCGCCGATTTACGAATGGGCGCGCAAGCATATCGTGTTGCCTGAGTCCTACGCGACGTCAGGCCCATTCAACGTGCGCCTCTCGCCGTGGCTGATTCCTGTCTTCGACGCGCTCCAAAACCCGCTCGTGCGCCGCGTGCACTTCCGCAAGGCCGTACAGATCGGTGGCACGCTCGTCGCCGACATTTGGATACCGTGGATTATTTGCAACGACACCGGCCCGATCTCGTGGACGATGCAGACCGACGAGATGATTGACCGTCACGCCAAGTCTCGGCTCAACCCGATCTTTGAAAGTTGCAAGCCGGTAGCCAAGATGCTACCGCGCGCTGGCCCGCACCGGACGACTACCGAGATTTATTTCGGCGGTTTCTTTTTCATTCTGAATCCTGCGAATCTTTCCTCGCAGCAAAGCCAGTCGATTCGCTACAAGGTCAACGACGAGATATGGCTGCCTAAGTGGCAAGATGTTTATGGTCATGCGGTTGCGCGCGTGTCTCGCTTCGAGGAAGTGGGACGCTCCAAAATCTACAACTCGTCACAGGCTCCGGTCATGGACTTGGAAACTGGCAACGTCGAGGACACGTCGTTTCGCTCGGGCAACCAGCAGGAGTGGAGCGCAGAGTGTATATCATGTAACAAGGTTCACCCAGTTGCATTTACGTTAGAGAAGAACGAGGAAACGGGTCTGCGCGGAGGCGTCGTTTGGGACGCAGCCGCAAAGCGCGACGACGAGACTTGGGACGTGACGCGAGCCGTCGAGTCCTGCCGTTTCCGCTGTCCGTATTGCGGCCACGAGTCCGCAGATTCAGACGCGACGCGCAACGCTTGGAAACGCACCGGAAGGTTCGTGCCAATGCGACCCGACGCGCCAATCGAATTTCAGTCATTCCGCGTCGAGGCTCTTGTCTCGCGGCCAATGCGCTTACTCGTCGAGGAGTTTTGCGCCGCCGATAACCACTTCGTGCGCCAAGGCGATGACAAGATGAAGATCGAGTTCAAGACTAAGCGCGAGGCGCGGCCGTGGATTGTCGAAAAGAAAGTCGTCAATCTATTCGTGCAGGCGTCCGACTATACCGTTTCGCAATTCTCGAATGGCGAACAGATCGAGGGCGAGGTGATTCGCTTCATGGCAATCGACCGCCAACAAGACCATTGGTGGTTGGAAATCGGCGCGTTCAGCTCGGCGACTGGCCCGACCTACAAGCAGCTCTATTTCGGACGCATTGAGACGCGCGACCAGCTCCGTCAAATGCAGTATCGCTACAAGGTTCAGGACTCATGCGTGGCGCAAGACAGAGGTTACCGACCCGCCGACGTAGATCGTGATTGCGCGGACTTTGGATGGCGCGGTATGCGCGGACACGCGCGCAAGACGTGGACGATGCGCGATGAGAACACGAACGCGCTGATTAACTTTCCATTCAGCGAGCCGCGCACGAGTGACTATCGAGGCGGAGACGTGTTTTATTACGATTGGTCAGGCGATTACTTCAAAGATATTTTAGCCAACGCGCTGGAGAATAAAGGCGACCTCAAATGGCTCATGCCAGCAGACGTCAATCCGCTCTACCTTGAACACCTCAAAGGCGAGTCAAAGGTTGAGATCAGGACGGGCGTCTGGGAATGGCGCGAGGTTTCAAGCAACGCACCTAATCACGGACTCGACACCTCGGCCATGATGCTTTGCATGGCGACGATTGCGAACGTGGTTCGCTACACGCCGCCCAAAGAGTAAGACCTTTTGACGTTCCGCGCATTAGCAAATGCTCGACAACCCATTTCTCGGACTCGATGGCGCGACGCTCGCGACGCTCAAAACAAAGACGCTCGATGCCATCCAAGCCGTGCTGTTAAATCAAAGCTACTCGCTCAACGGCAAAAGCGTTTCGCGCGCGGATTTGGCGCAGCTCAATAATATGCTGGGCAACATTCAGGACGCGATTAATGACGTGAATGGAACTTCAACGGATACGGTCTTTGTTTCTTTTAACGGCAACTAAACACAAACATGGAACACGATAACTTCGACGCGTCTAAGATAGTCAAAAATCAGCCGTGGCTCGACCGCGCGCTCGAAAACATCGCTCCGACTTGGGCGTTGAAGCGTCT